CAATCATAACTTGCAAAGCAATCGGTGCAAACAGATGGGGCGTTCAAGTTACATCTGGTGGAACTGGTAACTTAGCTACACCTTTTAGTGCAGCAGTAAGTTAATAATTAATTTAGTATGGGGCTTCGGCCCCATGCTTAAATTTTAAGGAGAAAAATATGAGTTCAGACCAAAAGTTTAGTACACTAACAGCAGATGGTAATTTTAAAACTATCACAGGTGGTTCTACTAATATCGGGCCTTGTAGAGTTACATACATACAAGCTCACGGTGGCAGTGACTGTTTAGTTAAATTACATGATGGAACAGGAACAGGTGGTTCTTTACAATTCCAAGCTAAATTTAGTAGCGAAGGTTTAGATATTTATGTTCCAGGAAATGGTATTAGATTTGAAACAGGAGTATATTTAGATTTAACTACTACAGATTCTGTTACTATTGGCTATACTGGCTAGGAGATTAAATGGCTAACACTACTTCGGGAACAGTTACATTCGATAAAACTTTTTCTATTGAAGAAATAATAGAAGATGCTTTTGAACGTATTGGATTAAATTCTGTAGCAGGTTACCAACTTAAATCTGCAAGAAGATCTCTTAATATTTTATTTCAGGAATGGGGTAATAGGGGTATTCACTATTGGGAAGTAGGTTCAACTAATTTAGATCTTATAGAAGGTCAAGCAGACTATGATTTTTTTAGATCTAGTGACGATGGAACATCAGCGACAACTACAGATCCAGCTAGTGTGTTTGGAATATCCGATGTTCTTGAAGCACAATTAAGATCTAATCGAACACAGACAACACAATCAGACAGTCCAATGACAAAAGTAGACAGGTCTACATACGCAGGATTTTCAAACAAATTATCAAAAGGAACACCTAATCAATATTGGGTAGAGAGATTTATAGATAAAGTTACAATACATGTTTATCCAACACCAGATTCAACAAACGCATCTAAAGATATGCATTTCTTTTTTATAAAAAGAATACAGGATGTTGGAGACTATACGAATGCAACTGATGTACCATTTAGATTTGTGCCTTGTATGGTGTCAGGACTTGCATATTATCTATCACAAAAGTATCAGCCAAATTTAATTCAACCTATGAAACTAGTTTATGAAGATGAGTTTGCAAGGGCTTTAGCAGAGGATGGTTCTGCTTCTAGCACGCATATAACACCAAAAGCTTATTACCCAGGAGCATAATGGCAAAATACGCAACAGGAAAATACGCAAGAGCGATATCAGATAGATCTGGTATGGAGTTTCCGTACAAAGAAATGGTTAGAGAATGGAATGGTGCATTTGTACATGTATCTGAGTTTGAACCAAAACAACCGCAATTAGAGCCAAAACCTATGAACGGTGATTCAATATCTTTACGACACGTAAGGCCTGATAGAATAGAAACTGCTGTACCTAATCTTTTACCTTTAAATCCTTTTACCATTACTAATGGATCAACAACTGTAACGGTTAATGAACCAAATCACGGTAGATCTACTAGCGATACAGTTAAATTTAGAGATGCTTCAAATGTTGCAAATTTACCAGCGGCCACGATTAATGCAGATGCGGGGTATACAATTACTAAAGTTAATGATAATACTTATACTTTTAATTCTGGAGTTACGGCTTCAGTAACATTAGAAGGAGGAGGTGACATAGCTTCAGCAGGGCCAGTCACAGTAAGCGCATGATTAAAAAAATTTGGAATTGGATTAAAAATATATTTAAACCTCAAAGACAAGAGGTAGATGAGCATGAAGAATTATACCTACATGTTCCGGAACCAGACACTCCGGTATATGAAAATGAAGAGGCTGTTAAAAAAGAACATTGTGACAGGCATTTAAGATTTATAAAAAGGTGTCCAGATTGTATAGAGGTAATTAAATAATGGCTGGATTAAGTGCATCAGGATTAAAAACACAAATTAGAAGTTACACAGAAACAGATTCTAATGTTTTAACGGATGCTGTTTTAGAAAATATTATTTTAAATGCACAATACAGAATATTTAGAGACGTGCCTATTGATGCGGATAGAAAACAACAACTTGGTAATTTTGTTGCTGGGCAAGAATCTATTAACTGTCCTGCAGGAGCTGTATTTATTAGAGGTATACAAGTTTATGATACAGCAGGATCAGAAATTACGGGAGCTAACAGATGGCTAGAAAAAAAAGATGTAACCTATCTGCAAGAATATCAAGATGTAACAGGAACATCAGCAGCACAAGGTCAACCTAAATATTATGCTATGTTTGGTGGTGCCACAGGTGAAGCAGACACTAATTCAGGTAGAATTTTTGTAGCTCCTACACCGAATACAACCTATAGATTTAGAGTTCATTTTAATAAAATGCCTGATCTTTTAGAAAATAATGATACTAATTATATTAGTCTTAATTTTCCAAACGGGCTTTTATATTGCTGTTTATCAGAGGCATATGGCTTTTTAAAAGGTCCAGTAGATATGTTGACTTTATACGAAAATAAATATAAACAAGAGGTACAGAAGTTTGCTAACGAGCAAGTTGGTAGAAGACGAAGAGATGACTACACTGATGGCGCTGTTCGTATACCGGTAAACTCAGCGAACCCGTAGGAGAATAAATTATGGCAATAACATCGGCAATATGTTCAAGTTTTAAACAAGAACTTTTACAAGGTAAACACAGTTTTGAGTCTTCAGGTGGACATACTTTTAAACTTGCATTGTTTGATAGTGATGCATCTTTAGGTGCCTCTACAACAGACTATTCAACATCAGAAGAAATTACTAATACATCAGGATCTGCATACTCTGCAGGTGGAGCAACTCTTACAAACTCAGGAGTTTCATTAACTTCAACAACAGCTTTTACAGACTTTTCAGATGTAACTTATTCATCTGCTTCTTTCACTGCAAACGGTGCAATGATTTATAACACAACAACAAACGGTGGTTCAGGCACAACTGATGCTGTTTGTATAATTGCATTTGGTGGTGACAAGACAGCTAGTAACGGAACTTTTAAAATAGAATTTCCAACAGCAGATTCAAGCAGCGCAATAATCAGATTAGCATAGGAGGTCGACCATGTCGACTACTTCAGGATGGGGACGATTCACCTGGGGACAGGCGTATTGGAATGAAAACGATAAATTAGGAGCAGGTTGGGGTGCTCAAACTTGGAACCATGGTGCTTGGAATGATCTTAATGATGTAACTATTAGTGTTACAGGTCTTCAAATAGAAACAGATTTAGGTATAGAAGGTTGGGGCAATAATGCTTATGGCCGAGGTGCGTGGGGCGAGTTTGCAGCAGATATCGGTCTTGGTGCAGATGTTTCTATATCAGGTGTATCTTTTTCAGCTGCAACAACTGCAGCTTCTGGAATAGGTTCTGCAGTTGTAGAACCATCAGGAGTTTCTGCATCATTTAGTGTTGGATCGTTAGCAGTAGAATCAGATGCTAATGTTTCAATGTCTGGTGTGTCAGCTTCTTTTGCATTAGGAGCTGTAGCAGTTGCAGATCAAGTTGTAGGTTTAAGTGGTCAATCATTTACTGCAAGTCAAGGAACTGTAACATTACCAAATGCAACAGCGATTCTTTCTGGTTTATCATTTACTGCAAGTCAAGGAACTGCAACAGGTTCCTCTAGTAACCAAGTTGATGTTACAGGATTTTCAATGTCTACATCTCTTGGAACAGCGGTCGCACCAAACAATGCAGCGGTATTATCTGGTGTTTCTGCAGAATTTAATTTAGGTACGATTATAGGTTTAGGTGGAGCCGTAGCTAATTTAACAGGTCAGTCTGCAACAGCTAGTGTAGGAACTTTAGACCCTAATGATATGACTCTTGGATTATCAGGTCAATCATTTAGTGCTAGCGTTGGCTCCGTATCTATAGCAGATATTCAGGTTGGATTAACCGGTCAATCAGCAACATTTAGCATTGGATCTGTAGATATTTTTGCTTATGGCGATGTTGACACTGGATCAAATACATCTTATAGTAATGTTTCAACTGGATCGAATGATACATATTCGGATGTTGCAACTGGATCAAATACAAGTTATAGTGACGCTGCATAGGAGATAAAATTTATGGCATCAACATTTACACCTTTAGGTGTTGAACTTCAAGCAACTGGTGAAAACGCCGGTACATGGGGAACAAAAACTAATACAAATTTACAACTTCTAGAACAAATATCTGGTGGTTTCATAGCAAAATCAATAGCAGGTGGCGCACAAACAACTGCTTTAAGTGTTAGTGATGGATCAACAGGTGCAGAACTTGCACATAGAATGATTGATTTCACAGGAACAATTACAGGAAATCAAATTGTAACAATACCTTTAGATGTTCAAACTTTTTATATTTTAAGAAATTCAACTTCAGGAGCATACACAGTTCAATTTAAATATGCATCAGGATCTGGTTCAACATTTACTTTTTCAGCAACACAAAAAACAACTAAAATAGTATTTGCTACTGCAAATGATGGAACAAACCCAGATATCATAGAAGTGCAAACAGGTGGAGATGTCGTTGATGATACATCCCCACAATTAGGTGGAGATCTAGATACTAACAGTTTTAATATAGCTTTTGATGATGCTCATGGAATTAATGATGAGAATGGAAACGAACAAATAGTATTTCAAACTACATCATCTGCAGTAAACCAATTAGACATAACTAATGCTGCAACAGGTAATGCACCATCTATTCAAGCAACTGGTGGTGACTCTAATATAAATTTAAAGGTTGGACCTAAAGGAACTGGTTTAATTGAGGTTTTAGGTGCTGATAATCCAGGTTCAATTCAGCTCAATTGTGAATCTAACTCGCATGGGATTAAGCTAACCAGTCCGCCACACAGTTCAGGGCAATCATACGAATTAAAGTTTCCAACAGGAAACGTAACAGCAGATAGATTTTTAAAAGTAGCGTCAGTATCTGGTTCAGGTACAACAGGTGTTGGTCAACTATCATTTGCAGAAGTATCAGGTGGTACCTCATGGCAAGCAGTAAAAACTTCTACTTTCACAGCAGCAGCTGGTGAGGGTTATTTTGTAAACACAACAAGTGGCGTGATA